CCCTATCCGACAGACCCTGGGACGGCGAAGAAGACACAGCCTTGCCAGACGAAAACGGACACTACGAAAAATGGTCAGGACGCGCACTATTTCAAAGGCGCGGTGAAGTTACCCCATCCACTTGGGCGATGGTGTATCAGCAGCAGGATGTTGAAAGCGACGCTATCTTTCCGTTGGCTGCCGTGAATGGTTCGATTAACCGTATGCGTAAAGCAGGACCTATTAACTTTGATGCACCAGGTCATCCTGAGGGTGGGCAATGGTTGAACCTTATGGGGTTTGACCCTGCGATTTCAGGTAAGTCTGGTTTCGTAATGTACGCGGTGAACCGTAAGACACAGGAACGTTTGATTCTTGATGTGTACAATATGGCTGACTCTAGCCCGCAAAAAATTCGCGACCTCTTCGAGGCTTGGATTGAACGGTACGAGCCGATAGAACTTATCGTCGAAATCAACGCCTACCAAAAGTCTTTCCAAATGGATACCGAGTTGAACCAATGGCTTGCCTCTAAAGGTGTGCGCCTGCGCCCCCACTTTACCGGTAAAAACAAATGGGACACCTCGTTTGGTGTTGCTTCTATGTCAGGTTTGTTTGGTTCCGTCCACGATGGTAAACATCAGGACGATAACATTATAGAGTTACCTGACACATCAAACGAACACGTAAAGACTTTAGTGAATCAGTTGATTACGTGGAAGGCTGACACTAAAAATGCAACAGACCTTGTTATGGCTTTGTGGTTCTGTGAACTACGGGCAAAAGAACTTGTCGATTCTGGTCGTCGACGTATGACCCACCTTAATAACCGTTTCGCCACACCGCTCTCTTTGGAGCGTCGCGGTTCGGTAAGTTTAAATGATTTAGCGTACGGATAAAACGAAGGATATTATGTTATCAGTTACACAGGTTTCCAATAAACTGGATTCCCTTAAACGAGCAGCGGTTGCACGTGACGCACGTATGACCGATATTCTTGCCGTACGTTCGGGACATATGGAATCCATTGCCCCAGATTTGTTCCCTGAAGGTTTTGCTAAACCTATGGTTGCAAACTTTATTGATGTTGTCGCACGTGACCTTGCTGAACTACTCGCTCCACTCCCTTCGATTAACTGTACCAGCATAGACATTAATAGCGACGCGGCTAAAAGACGTGCCGATAAACGCACACTTATAGCAAACAATTATATTTATTCTTCTGGTTTAGAAAACCAGATGTATTATGGCGCAGACTGGTTCTTATCATATGGTTTTATGCCAATTGTTGTTGAACCTGATTTCGCTGAACGAGTTGTACGCATCCGAGTAGAAAACCCTATGGGGGCTTACCCAGAATACGACCGCTACGGGAGATGCGTCTCTTACTCTAAAGTGTATAAGAAAACACTTAGAGAAATTATTATTGACTATCCTCAATATGAATCAATCTTGTGTGGCGGTGAAGCCCCCGAGTTTATCAACTATGATAAAGAAATTGAGATAGTTAAATATTACGACAAGGACCAGATTTGCCTTTTTGTTCCTTCACGTCAAAACTTAACATTAGAACACGCAGCAAACCCTATTGGTAAAATGAATGTGGTAGTTGCTGTACGTCCAAGTATTAATCCTAGCGACCCACGCGGACAGTTCGATGATGTGCTTTGGGTGCAACTTGCACGCGCACGTTTTTCAATGCTTGCACTTGAGGCTGTTGAAAAATCTGTACAAGCACCACTTGCCGTACCAAACGATGTTGACGACTTCAACTATGGACCTGACGCTATCATTCGGAGTAACACTCCACAAGGTATTCGCCGTGTAGGTTTAGAACTTCCAACAGGCGCATTTACTGAACAACAGTTGTTATCTAACGAAATGCGTTTAGGTTCACGTTACCCTGAAGGACGTTCAGGTACACTTGACGCAAGCATTATCACTGGTCAAGGTGTACAGGCTCTTCTTGGTTCATTTGACTCACAGGTTAAAGCGGCTCAACAAATTTTTGCTCAAGTCATTGAGAAAGCAATTGGATTGTGTTTTGAAATGGATGAGAAAATGTTTCCAGGTAAAAAGACTACACGTGGCGTTTTTAACGGCGCACCATATGTGCTAGACTATAATCCTGAATCAGACATCAAAGGCGACTATACTGTACAGGCACGGTACGGTTTAATGTCAGGTCTTGACCCTTCACGTGCTCTTATTTTTTCACTACAGGCTTTACAGGCTGGACTTGTTTCGCGAGACTTTATTATGCGTGAACTTCCTTGGGCTATGAATGTTGCAGCCGAACAGGAACGTATCGAAGTTGAAAACCTACGTACCACATTAACTGGTGCTTTGGCTGCTTCAACTCAGGCGTTACCTCAAATGATTGCAACAGGTCAAGGTAACGTTCCCGAATATATTGCAAAAATTGCGCAGGCAATCAAGTTGCGTCAAAAAGGTGTACCTATCGAAGAAGCAATATCTGAGATATTCCCACAACCTGAACCGCAACCTACGCCACAAGTTCCTGCTGGGGTTGGAGCCCCAGTTGAGCCATCACCTATGGGACCTGGTCAGGTTCCTTCTCCTGAAGGCGCTCCCCCGGCAGGTCCTACTGAAGGTGGCGCACCCCCAGACATAGCAGCAATTTTACAGCAACTAGGAGGCTAAGATGACTACCATTCTCGGGGTTCAACACCGAAATGGTTTTACTTTAGCCGCTGATACGCAAACAACAAATGGTGACAGACCATACATTCATTCTGATATGAAAAAAATTACGGTCTCGAATAACATTTGGATTGCTGGTGCAGGTGTTGGTCGTGTATGTGATGTTGTTCAATATTGTTGGACTCCACCAACATACTACGGCAACAGCGAATACGAATTTATGATTTCTAAAGTAATTCCGTCAATGCGAATAGTAATTGAAAGAAATGGAGTTACTTTAAAAGATGATGACAGTTTTCAATTTCTTTTCGGAGTAAACGGTAAACTGTTTGAAGTTAGCGATAACTATACGGTATTAACTAACACGAACAAGTTTTACGGCATAGGTAGTGGTGCCAATTATGGTATTGGCGCTTTAATGGCTGGTGCAACTATACGTAAAGCAATAGAAATATCTGCCGAACTAGATGTCTACACTGGCGGTAAAATACAAATTATTAAACAGAGGAGTGAATATGCCTAGAGGCGGATACAGGAAACCTGGTAATCCTGCTCCAGTATCAGGTCCTGGCAAACTTTCACGCCGAACTGATGGTGGACCAATGCAAGGACCTAAGGTTGCGCCTGGCGGTAAATATGGTGAACGTAAAGAATTAATGGAACAACAGCAAGGTGCGCCTATGGCTGCACAGCAAAAGATTCCTAACAAGGCTCCAGGTATGGATAGAAAACCTTTACCTATTGTACCTTTAACTGCACCAACTCAGCGACCTGATGAACCTATTTCTATGGGTTCACCTTTTGGTCCTGGTCCTGGTCCAGAAATGCTTGGCTTTGAAAAAGCACAAGGCAAAGTAAGTGACGTTATTGGACAGTTAGTTGGCTTTGATACAACTGGCGAACTTGAAGAATTATATAATTATTTACTTGACAGAGGTTTATAGTGGCTTACAGAGAAGAAAAGGTTTTCAGCATTTCTGCGCCTATTCTTGCTGCTTCCTACGCTGCTGGGCTTGAAGGCAAAGATGCTAAAATGGCTCGTCAGTTGGCTGCGCTAACTGCTAAGCATAAAGAACTTTTAGATATGCCCGGAAACCAAGGTCGTGCTGCATACGATAAGTTGAATGGTAAATATCAGCGTGCGTTACAAACATATTTTGGTAACACAGAATACAATCCTGAACAGCAAACCGCTGCAGGTATTTTCGGTAATGTCGCTAACTACATTTCTAATGCTGCAGGTAACGCTGTTGACGCTTTATCTAACTATGGTAATATTTTCAGTAACGTTTACCGTAGTTGGGTTATACGTGACGACCTTGCAGACTTTTTTACTATGGACAACTGGGATGATGCCTGGGATGGTAACAAGATTTTTGAAGAGGACCTTGAAGCGGAAATAGACCAGCGTTATGATGCGAATGTCCGTAAAATTGTTAAACAGTTTTCTATGGGTAAAACATATGGTGAAGTTCTTGGTAGTTTAGACAATGAAGAAGAATTTGAAGCATTTGTAAGATTCAACAATGGTGATGAAGAGTTTAGAAATGCTATGCGTGACTACGAAGACGCTAAAATTTCTTGGGGTCGTAGTCTTGCCCGTGCTGTAGGTTTAAATCCTGAAATCGGTGCATCTGACCAAGGTTTAGAAGGAACACTTTATCAACGTGTGTCTGGCGTATTTGACCTTGCAGGTGATATTGCTTTTGACCCGTTAACATATGCTTTTGGTTTTGGTGTTGCTATGAAAGGCGCACGTTTCGGTTTGTCATCTTTGATGAAAGCAGAAAATGCTTTGGCTGGTGTACCTGGAGCAAAACTAGGTTTCACACAGAATGTTCGTAAGATGTCTGGTTTAGGCTATACTTATGATGATGCTTTTAAAACTGCTGGTGTACGTAAAGCATTTAATGAGGCTGGTGGTTTACTTCAAACTATTCATAATAGTAAGTTAACTGAAGGTACGCGTCTTGCTGCACGTCAAGAATTAAAGACACGCTACACATTTTTTGATGATGTTGTTATTGACGAGTTTGGTAAAGCAAAAGTTTTTGATGCTGACGGTGCTTTAGAGTTTTTCAAAAAGGGTGATACTGTTGACGCTATCCTTATGGGGCGTACTGGAAGTATGACTCGGCAATTGCCACGCCATCTTGTTACTACAGATATGAAACAGAATCTGCGTAAAGCAACTTGGAACTTTACTGGATATTCTGCTTCTGCTTCAGCGTTTAATGCTGTTGCTGATGATGTTATTTCGCATCTTGAGCAAGGTAAAAGTCTTGCAGACAATACGTCTCCTTTAGCAAACGATATTAAAACTTTACGTGGTTTAGGTGACCGTTCACGACGTATGTTTGAACGTGCGCTTATTGACAGAACAGTTTTTGTTGGTGGTACAGATAAACTTGGTCGCTCATTAAAATATCAGTCGCGTAATAGTATTTATACTGTTGCTAGAACTGTTTTGCCACGCTACCACGCTAATGTGATTGCTGATGCTTTCGTTCAAGCAAAAAGCGAAGGTGCTGCACGTCGTATTATTAGTGGACTATTCGATACTGTTGCTGATAGTATGGGTATTGCTCGTACTGGCGCTCAGAAACGTGCCTACGATGAAATTATGGGTGCTTTTAAGAACCCTATGTACGGTGAAGAAGTAGCATTAAATGCTTCAACAAAAAAAGCATTATACGGTAAAGTATCTGCACCCGATAGGTTAAATCCTACTCAGGTCAATGGTTTAAGTTTGGCTACTGCTGAACATCATTTGGCTAAGCAGGCTATTTTGCCTAACATTGGTCAACTTGTTGAACTTGTAAATCAAAAACCATTACTGACTGCTGTTTCTAACACTATTAACCATAGGCACGTTACTGCGGTTACAGATATGTGGTCAGCGTTAAACTTGCTTCCACGTCTAGGTTTACGTTCTTTGCTTGACGAAAACCTTTTTCATTATTTAACTATGCCTGTAATTGTATTGCCTTTAGCGATTAAAGGTTACGCTGCTAGTGTTACTCGCCGTGTTGTTACTAGAGATATGAAATATACTCGTTTTGGTAGGATGGGTGAAAAGGGTGCTGGTTGGCGACAGGTTTTACCTGGTGGTCAAAAAGATTTAGGTTTTATGGCTCGTGCTTTTCAAAAACTTATTGTTAATATGGATGACGCTACACGCCAAGCAGCGTTAAGCGGTGGTGTTAAAGCGCAAGCCAACATTATTGAACAACAAATGGTGAGCAACAAAGTTAAAGGTGTTCTGATTGGCTCTGAGGATGCAAAG